TAGGGAGATAGATGGTGTATTAGGATATGCCCAGTATGTGGGATCAGGTTGACCAAATGTAATTACTGAGTTAGTTGTTGCATAAATGTTTTCATACTGTACCCCGTCAAAAGTCACGGTAGTTGCGATTGGTATTTGATAGCCTATGTCATCTCCAGAACATGTATCCATATGGTGGACTGTAGGTTCTGCATCGCCTTCGTATGCTGCTGCTATGGTTTGTGATTGAATGTGGTTTATACAAGTAGCATTAGCGTTTTCTGGAATGAAAAGATTGAATCCGAAAGCCAATAAGGTTGCTGTAAATATTCTTGTTAATTTTTTAATTATCCTTTCATCCTCCAGTTATAATAAACCTATTATAACATTTTATTTAAAAAGAAAAGGGAGCCAGTTTCCTGACTCCCAAATCTTTTAATTTGTTAATTACTTAACAAGTGTAACCTTTGCCTTTGGATTCTTTGCGTTCCACTTCTTGGCAAGATCATTGAATGCCTTCTTCATTGCAGCGATTGATGCAGCGTTATCTGCCTTAACCTTTGCAAGTTCTGTAGCATGTGCAGCAGTTGCATCAGCAAGAGCCTTGTCTGCAGCAACCTTAGCAGTTACGGCATCAGCCTTAGCCTTAGCAAGTTCTGCAGCAGCAGTAATAGCAGCAGCATCAGCAGCAGCCTTAGCAGCAACTGCATCAGAAGCAGCCTTTGCTACAGCAGCAGCAAGAGCAGCATCTGCAGTTACCTTATCAGCAGCACGACCAGCCTTTTCAGCAGCAAGTGCAGCGTTAGCAGCAGCAAGTGCTCCAGCAAGATCAGAAACTGTTACGATTGCAGTCTGAGAAGTTGTTGCCAACTTAATTGTTGGAACAGAGGTTGGTGCAGCAATAGATGCTCCAACAGCAACAGTTCCAGCAGTTGCAGGAAGTGAGATCTCTGATGTGTAACGACCTGTTACAAGAGCATCAGCAGTTACTGTTCCAGCAGTTGCGCCACCAAGAGTAGTAACAGTTACTGTATCAGCAACAGCGTTGCCGAAAATATCTGCTACATCAAGAGTTGCAGTTACCTTGCCAGAAATATTTCCTGAAGCAGGGATTGACATCTTAAGGTCATATGCAGGACCTGCAACACCCTTAAGATAAATTGTTGTGCTTGCACCGACTACAGAAACTGTAACCGCAGATGCAGCAGTACTTGTTGTATATGCATATACAGTCGCTGTTGTTGAAGCAGGTGTGACTGTGATTGATGAGGATCCAGCAGATGCATTGACTGTTGAACCAATTGCAGATACGAGGCGTGTGTTAGCACCAACTGCAGTAAATGTGACTGGTGTTCCAGCAACTACTGTAGCGGTGATAAGAAGTGCTTCGTTGTTTGTTGCAGTTGTGGTATCTGCAACGCTTACTACGTTGTCAGAAGGAACCTTAACTGTGAATGGTGATGCTGCTGTACCAGAACCAGATACTTCAGTTGTTACGTCTACTGAAACGGTATTGGCACTTGCAGGTGTCACTACTAGTGTGCCCAATGTCATGGCTGCAACCACGGCAAGAGCGATCTTCTTAAATGAATTCATTTTTCTCCTTTTATTATTCATTTGATTTATATTGTTTTTAGTCTATCCAAATAGTCTTTTATGTCTTCTATTTGACTAGATTTATATTGTATCACGTTCTCTGGGAGCGTGTCAACTTTACGAGGCTTATCTTTAAAAGTATGAATGTCAACTTCAAGGTTTAAATCTCTTGGGGTATAAGATATGGCACCAAAAATAGCACCACATACGGCGTCTGCCAAGTCTTTAGATGATTTTCTTGGGTGGTCTACATTTTTTCCATTCTTTGTTATTTTTAATTCTGTCAATTCTTCAAACAAAAGTTCTATCGTCGGCATTGCAAGTCGCTCTTCGTATACAAGCATTGCCATATCCTCATATTGTTTTTTTGAAACAGAGACCGTATCTGTTCTCATACCTACAGCCTTTAACTCATTTTGAATATCAAATGATTGCCATCTATCGAATGTAACCATTCCTATATTAAAACCAAGCCTTCTGAGATTTTGAATCCACTGCTTAACCTCAGAAAGATTAACTGGGCCTTCAACTTTTGGCTCCCACCATGCTACTGCATCAACAATTACTACTGGTGAGATTTCTTCATAATTTTTTATTACTTGAACATTTACCCACTTATCAACATGTGCAATAGCAACTGCACACTTGTCATGTTTTTGTGCTAAGTCTGCGTGTACATAATAAATCTTGTCTGGATCTGGCTTAAAGTTATTTTCAAATCTTCTAAATTGATCTAAAGGATTTCTTATAGTCATACAAGAACGAACCTTTTCTGCTTGCTTAAAAAATGCATCTGATGCATAAGTAGGAACACAGGCAAATCTCATCATTGCATCACCTAGGTCAGTCATAAAAGCAATTTTAAAATCATCTACTTTTCTTGTTGGGTTGACCTCCCACGTTGCTCTTTTTAATGCAAATACTCCAGGATATTTATATGATTTAATTTCATCATAGTCCCAAGAAATTTCAAACCAGTTATCCTCCTGGTCTTCTGGTAATAATGGATTGATTATAAATCTATGTGTTTTTGTTATAACTTCTTTTTCAGCAATTACAGAATCATATCTTTCTGAAATAAAGTCTCCGTTATATCTTGGGAACGAAAGCAAAACAACTTTTCCTAAATCTGGAAAACGAGAATCTACAGATCCACGGAATGCCTTATAAATATTATCTGCTGTTTTTCCTTGTTCGTTTCCTGTCATAACCTCTGAAGCAAAACCAGAGATCTCATCAAGAACTGCGAGTAGCAAGTTCAAGCCCTCATGAGACTCACGTTCAGAGTGACCAGAGTAAACAGTTATAGATTTATCAAAACCTATTGAGTCTACCTTTGCTTCATACTTTCCAGAAAACCATGGTGACTTTTCAATTTTAGTTTTAAATCCTTTAAAGAAAACGTTCTTTGCCTGTTGTGCGTTAATAGCAACATTGATCAGATCTATTGCGTCTCCGCTTGGTTTTCCGAAGTATCTTGCTGGGTCTTTAAGACATAATAACTTATATACGATATAGGCGCAAGCCACAGTAGATGTAAAGTCTTTTCCGCTACCCTTTCCCAACTGTAGGATAATTTCATTTTTAGTATATTTTTCATAATACTTAGCACCTTCTTCTTCACCCATTATTTCCTGTAAATCTTCTTTACGATAGATCTGACTCATTGCTTGAACAACGTCATACTGTGTATCAGATAGTGGTGGCTGGCCTAAGTATTCTGGAGACTCCACAAATGTCTTTACATCAACAGGTTGCTCTTCAAAATAATTATCTTTTAATGCTTCAAGAAAATCATCAAACATCATGGACAATTGTAATCACTTCATCCTTTTTTGCAATGTCAGATAGCCTACGCATAATTTCATCTCTTACTTCTGGATACTCTGATGCTATATCACGAAGTATTGACATTAAAACTTCTTGTCTACGTTCTATCTGAATCATTTCTTCGGCTAATTCTTTATTTTCTAGCAGTCCTGCTTTTTGCAACATGTCAATTCTTTTTGCCTCAATATCCATGACAAGTTTAATAGCCTGAGTTTTTGCACCCAAGTTATTGCTTAGTGTTGCTTCAGATATAACTTCATGTGCTAATAATTTTAAATTATCATAATGAGTATCTGCAATTGCTAAAGCCTCTTTTGCACGACCACGGATAGCGTCATTGGCAGATGCCATAACCTTCCACTCATTTATATATTGAACAACTCTGTTTCTAGGCATGGCAAGATCTTTTGATATCTTTGTAGCATCATTGCCTTTTAGATATTCTGCAACAACATTATTGATTTCATCTAAATGCTTGACTAAATCTTCTTCAGTTGACATCTTTACCCTTTGCAATCTTTAATAGCACTAGATATCCAATAAGATCATCTATATCATTGTCTCCTGGATAATCTGTACCCTTCATAAGTCTATTTAATTTATCGTCAATACGGACATGAAGTTGTTCTCTTGGCCCAGCCTTTGAAAATATACGTACAGGCTCAAGTGCTGAATTTCCGTATGCAATATTCTTTTTAACTAGCATATGTGCAATCTCATGGCAGGTTTCTAAAATATCTTTACCTGCTTCTGTTCCTACTGTAAGCAAGTATAAATCATCACATTTAAATCTTTGTGAATCTGCAAAAACTGGTTCTAAACTCATCTCTTTGACTTCCTTAATCCAAATTTAGCAAGGTAAACGTAAATAGTTTCCACTGTTACTCCGCACTCCTTCGCTATGTCCTCTGGTGTTTTTTTATCAAAATGATATCTTTTCTTAAGCCACAGTTCATTTGAATATAGTTTAGCACTCATACCTACTCCTTGTCAACACCGATAGCCTTATGCCAGTTATTTATGGACCAATGACCTATTCCACATGCGTCTGCAACATCATTATCTGATATTTCTTTATCATAAATAACACTTAAAAGTTTTATAGTTCTTTGCTTTCTAAATTCTCTTTCATAAGATTTATACCAAGAATCAGATTTTCCTGGATTTAAAGATCTTATTTTAATCTGCTCTTCCTTTGTAAGTCTTTTATTGCCTATATAGTTTTGCCAAGTTATCGGAGATACCT